GAGTGGGAGATTGTGCAAATACTAACAATTATTTTCCAATTAATGATGCCGTAAGAAATCATAGATTTAATTTTTTTATTATTACAATAATAAGTTTTATTGAATTAATTGGATTAAGGATTTCACTTTTCATAAAAGAATTTGTTACCACCATTTTATTTGCAATCGCTGAGCTTTTATCAAGTACAGGTGTATCAAATAAAGCGGCGGCAAAAATGTTTAAAAGAGCAAAAGAATTTCAATTTAAGAGTATTTTTAAACTAAGTTTAATTGTTTATCCTGATTGTTATGATTGTACTGAGGACACTACACGAAATGAGGTTGTTCCAGTTTCTGACCCAATAGACATTCCATCTATCACGGGTACCACCGCAGCTGCAACTAATTTTTATTTAGAGGAAAAATATTCATCATCCGCCGGTGCATTAGGTACGTGTGATGAATATACAATTTCAAATTCGGGAGCAACAAATGTAACTGTTACATATACCGATTGTCATGGTACTCTTAGAACAGCGACAATAACATCAGGTACAACAAATTTTAATTTATGTGCATATCCTGGTCAATCCTCAACATTTACAAGTGCGGGTTTAGATGTTAGTGTTACAACAGACGGATGTGCGGGTGCCGGTGGTTATGAACCCGATGACGACTTATATTTCAGATCATCTGGTGGTGGGTATGCAGGATTTGTACCAACACCACCCGTGGGACAAGAAACGAATGACGGTTCTTGGCTACGTCAAAAGTATCTTTTGGAAATCGATGTGTATGGTGGAGGTAGTACATACATTGCGGCGGGTTTTGGACAGGGATTATCTATAGTATACGATTCCGCAACATCTGGTTGGAAAATCATAGATTTATATAAATCAATCGCGGATCAAATATCACAAGCATACAATATACCTTTTGATGAACCCGCTTCAGGAACATGTCATGAAGTACAAAATTATGTTAAAGTAAAAAAGATTTGGATTGCTGATGCAGATGTAACTGAATTAGAATATAATCTACAAGAAGTAGAAAGTGGATGTGCAAAATATGATTATATAATTGAGGATGCATTGAATAAAACTGGTGATATGAGTTTAAGTGGAATCACATCACCAATTTATTCTGGACCAACACCTGTTGCGAAAAACACATATGTAGATGTCATAGACTATTATGAATCAAGTCAACCACGACCATCTATTTTCTATGGACCACACAAACCATCTTCAGGAACTGCAGCTGGTAAATACATGTGGACACAACTTGATATCGACTATAATAAAAAAGTTTTAGGATTACCACCATACGATGTATCGGATTGTGAATCACCATATGATTACTCATCATTAATAGGTGTTGCGTCGATACATGCAAAATGGCCAACGGTTTTAAATACGGGTAGTTTTGAGAATGAAGTATCACATTGTATTTACAATGGATTATACTATGGTAGTGTCAAAAAGAAGGGTCCATACTTCGTTGATAGACAATTAACAAAAGATGGAACATTAACTGGTTTTTCAGAATTTAGAGATGGTGTTTACACAATTGTACCATTAGCAGGTAAAACTGGTGAACTTTTAAATTCTTACAGAAGAAGAAAGTTATTTGGTAAGTTGATGTGTGCGGGAGTTACATCATATACATTTTCAAATTCTTGGTTAAATGGTATGTTATATTTCTTCCAATTTGTAAAAAGAGGTACAAATAAATTTTGTAAAGAATGTTTATACAAAAAAACAGAATCAGACGGTTCAGTTCATTACTATTATAGATCAACACCATATAGTGCATCTTATAGTGGTTATGAACCTCAAACAAATGGTACTACAAAACCACATGATGAGGATTCAGTAACAGGCAAAACATATAATCAAATCTATAGTGGAAAAACATCGGGATTTTATGGTACCGCAAGAGGTTTAAATGTTACCGCGATACTGGCATTGGCTGGACCTAACAAAGAATATCTATCAAGTTTAGGTAAAGTTGTCGGTTCGGTTGCAACGAAAAGAGAAATACATTTCCCAACCACAGTTGTTGATTTGGGACCAAGGTCTACATGGATTAAAGAAATATGTTTTGATGCTGAATTAGATGTAAATTGTTCAATTACAAGAAGTATTGGATCAACAACCTTTAAAGGTATTGATGATTTGATGGAATATATAATTCAATCTAAAGAAATAAAGGAAAGAGGAAGATTAGATGTTCAAGATTTATTTGACAAAAGGGGAGGAGGATTAATTGATGGTGATGTTGCTCAATTATTAAACTTTAACACACAGGTTGGTATATATCCACTTGAAACTGAAGATGATGAATCACCATATTATACAGATTATACTGATGCGTTTGATTTTAAAGGACCAATCGGTGTTAACTTTCTCTATAGTGAGGATAATCCCGAAACAGAAACAATTGAGGCAAATGGGTATTTGGTCAGAACGTGTTTAAATAAAAAAGGAAAACTCGGTGATTATTCACAAAAAGTACCATATTTTATGTGGGACACAAGAGGACATGGTTTTGGTGAAGATGGAGATGCGGGTGAGTCACAAACATATTTTACTGCAATGGTTTATAACCAAAGATTCCAACAAATAAGGGCGAATACAAATAAAACCACAGGTGATAGTTTAGCGGACGAATTTCAAGATGGATATGTTTTACCACCAATTAGAGATTGTATAGACACTGGTAGTGGACCACAAAAGATAAATGACAATTATAGAGAATATGATGTTCTATCTAATACAAGACATTTAATGGAGATAGGGGGACCGTTCCATTTCACTTTTGGATTAATAAAAGGAGAAACCGCCTTTGATAAATTTATTGAAAACTTTGGACCAAAATAATATGTGGAAAAGAAACTTATTTAGTAAAAGAAAACCAAATCACTTGGTTGTATATGTTAATTATAAAGGTTTGGAAGTTAATTTATATAGATTTTTAAATATGATAACGTATGGTATAAAACCATATAAATCATTAGACAAAACAATTGAAAGTATAAATAAATTTATAAAAAAATACCCCCATCCTTTAAAAGATATTATAATAACAAGTTATGGTACGGGTAGAAAATTGGTTGAATTAACAGAACCCATAGAAAAATTTAATGAAATGATTGAGGCACTTAAACCATTAATGGATGATAAAACTAAAATAACATTCACAACTTGTTTCAGTGGTGTATCTCATAGAAAAGTAGTAGAATTTTCTGAAAAACTTGACGGTAGAGAAATTTTGGCGATGAATGGTTCTTATGGACTAAATAATAAAGTTACATCTTGTAAGTGTAAGGAAAAGGGATACAGTGAAAAAATAGTAAAATCATTAAAACAAAGTAAAAATGGTTTAAGATACGACGAGTTATCGATTATTAACATCGTTAGGAGAGATGACGGTGAACAAATAAATTGGATAACAAGTGGGATGGCATACGAATATAATGAAAAAGTAAAAAAAGATGGTATTTGTATTGAAACAAATCAATCGAGAAATGCTATAAAATGTATGTTAAATTATTTATTTAATATTCAATCTTAATGAACAATAAAAAAATCATATTACCCACAAAGAGATTCGCAAACGCAGATGAAGAGGATATTGATGTTCGTCTAAATTTAGATGAACAAAGAAATCTTTTACGTGAGGGTGATAGAAACATAGTATTGGATATTGCTGAGTTATTTAATAAAGAAAGAAACGAAAGTAAAAATTATAAAATACATGGTAAAATTAAGATGGTGTTTAGAAATTTATACTCAGGAACAACATCTTATTCACCACTTAGGAAGGAGTTATATTTGAATGGGGATGGATTTGATAATGACTTTAGTGGTTATTTACCATATAATGAGTTTGCCTTCTTGAGACATGATGTTGTCAGAGAAGTTTACACAGGATTTACCGGTACAGATTTGACTGATGATATTGACTCGTCTTCATTTGTTTTAACGGGATATACAGGACATACAACTTTAACACCAATTCACGCACCATATCATAATTGGAACATTTACTTAAGTTATGTTTACAGTGGTGACACAAATCATAGTATGATATACACTTTATCTGGTGCAACTAAAACACAAGGTATTAACATAATAACATTTAAATCAGGAGATGGAATACCTTTTAGGGTAACAACTGGTACAACATACATTACATTAACCTCACCAGTAGAGCACGGTATTTCTAAGGGTGAATATCTTTTATTGAGTGGTAAAACGGAAGTATTATATATAACGGATGTTGGAAATGAAACTTATAATTCAGAAAAATATGTTTTAAATATTTTGAAGAATGACATACCAACAGGAATTACTTTTACAAACAACACTTTAGTTGTTGGAAAAAGATGTATTGATAAAAACAACATAACAGGCACCACTTCTCAATATTATGTTCACAAACACAAAATATTAACATCTTCAAAAGACTATATAATGGATAAAATTGGATTTGAAAGTCCAATATGGGAAGAAGAGAAAAAGTTATTATATAAAAATTCATCAAACGAAGAAGATTATTTGGTTCAAGGAAATAGAATGGAATCTGTTGTGTACGATTTCAAAGAACCATTTGTTTTAACTGGTTTAACAAATAATTTAGGATATACACCAACAGACCTTTACGTTACAATTTTTTTAAGAAACGGGAACGGATATTTTGATTATCCACCAAAAGTTGGATGGAAATTTAATTTTCATAATGATTGGATTGATTATCAATTTAGTGGTACAACAACAGGTAATACAGACTCATCTTTTGGTACGGGTACTACTTTTACAAGTAACAGTGGAACCGCGGGATTTATTAGTGGAAATACATTATCAGTCGGAGTGTCAGGAATTACAGGTGCGTTTATAGAATACAATGTAAGTGAATTAAAAGAAAGAACAATAAGTGAAGCATACCATAAGTTTACCTCACCCACTACAATATTTGATTATGGACAAACAACAAGTTTGAATCTACAAGGTGCGGGTGTGAATAATAAAATGGGGTTAATTTACCAACCATTTTATGGAGTAAAAATAAGACAATTATCACCATATATAGAAACTTCAAACACTAACGAAATACTTAATTTACCTGAGAATGTAAAATATTTTGAAAACGAGGGACTTTGGAAATGGAGAGATTTGTACGACCAAGGATTTATTGACCAAGATGGATATGGAACAAGTTATCCATTTATTAATAATATACATTATATAAAAAATGACATAAACTTTTATATAAGAAATGAAAGATTTTATACAAATAAATCAGATGGTATTAAGAAGTTTAAGGATAGTAAAATTTGTTAATGAAAATATTAAGAAAAGATATCGACCAAAGTATAATATTAAATTCTGAGGATGTTTTTTAAAACAGATCTCGGATGGCAGGATAATGCTCAAGAAATGGAAAAAGAACTTCTTGAAGATATCATAAATCCGGTACAAAATTTTGAAACTGTAAGATACATACATAAACCATATGTTAATTCAAGTGGATTAACACAAACAGATATATGGTTTAAATTTTATTTTGCAACTGGTAACACATATGTTTTAGATTATGAACCATCAGGTATAAGTCTAAAAGAAAATACGAAATTATTAAAACAGACAACAGAAAGTTTTTTCAGATTAGAATTTTATAAAACACCAAAAAGTGTCTTACCTAATAGAAACAACAGAAGATTGGTTTTTTCTAAAAACTTAACAATACCGTTAGGTGAGAGATATTTCTACACCACATTAAACACTTTTGTATATAAACCAATTTTTTACGGTTCAAATTATAGAAATAAAGAAAACATGTACTTGTTCTGGTTTCAAGAAGACAGTGCATTAAATGAAGAAATATTAATAGGTGACACCTTCTATATGACCGCAAAATTTTTTAATGCAAAAGACGGTTCTGTTGTTGATTTTACAAACAAGGATATGGTAAACTTAACTGGTGCAACAGAAAATATTAGAATCGGTACCAGAACAAATCCTATTTTGTTTTATGAAAGAGGAGTATCAAACCCTGCTCAAGATGTAGACGAAGAAGAGGACATGTATTATTGTGTAAAATTAAACAGAGACAACGCTGATTATGGGTATGTTTATGAGATTGGTTGTACTTGTACATTTAGTGGGGGAACCACAACATTATAAAAGAAATGAATAAGAATAGATACGAAATATTAAGAAAACACATCAACACAACTAAACTTGTTTCACCAACAAGTCAAAATTGGTATGATGAAAATGGAAAATTAATTCCTTGGACTAGTGGTAGTATCTATATAGGACCAGTAACGGGTGACACAGTGTATAATACAAATGTTACAGGTAGTTTGGTTGATGCATATTACAAGTGGAATGGAACGACATGGGTTAGTAGTAGTGTGAGTAATGTATTTCCATCATATAACTTACCTGTGTTTTTAGATTCGACTGTTGATGAAATGGGTGTGATGGTCGGTTTTGACGGTAATGTGGATCAAATTGAACAGTTATGTAATTTTTCATATACACAAACTGGATACACTATTCAGGTTTACAATACGGTGAATCCCGATGTATTTAGAGGAATTTTAGAACAAACATATACTATAAATTGGGGGGACGGTTTAACATCAGGACTAACAGTCAATAGTGGTATTATAGGAACTAATTTCCCAACAATATCACACACTTATCCGTCAACCTCAAGTGGTTATACCATTTCAATAACACTTGAGGCACCGTTTTTAACACAGAAAATAAACAAACAAATTAGTGTACCAAAAAATATAACACAAGATTTAATTGGTACATACACATATACAGGTACAAGTTTACCATATTATAATACGGACCCAATTGAATATTATTTACAAAGTGGTAGAACACAAGATTATTTAAATGATTTAGAATACAACCCACCTACGGGATACACAACATTTACGTATTTGGGTATTGGTGGTAGTAAAATAGAAGAAAAAAGGAGATATGGTGCCACAACATATATGGGGGTTACTACTGGAACAGATTCAAATGGTAGTTATAGTGGATATAGTTTTACATACACAGGAAATACAACAGGAACAACCACTATTCATTATAGAGATTACGATGATGGTTTAACACTAATCACAGGAAACACAACGGGATTTACAAAAGAGGAAATTATTAATCAAACAATAACAAGAAATGAACATTTTCTTGGTTTTGTCGATGACCCAACGGTTTATTCTGACATTTTTGTTGAAAGAGGAAAACAAGGTGTTTTAGAAAAAACACTAAGACTTGGTGAAATTGATAATGTTGGTGAATTAGGGATATATGGAAATGGATATTTTAATATCAGAAAACAATAAAAATTATATTTATTAATAAAAGTTATGGCAGTAGGTAGTTACGGAACAATAAGACCAGCAGACGTGTCCCCATCAGATGTGGATATATTCCTGCATTATGTACCAAATAGATTATCAACATCGGAAGTTACCTTTACAAAGTTGTCTTCTGAGGATATTTTAACACCTGTTTTTCATAATGATGATACCGACACATCGGATGATGGGAGCGCGTCTGGTAACGAAATTTTGGGTGGATTATACAATTTAAAACTTAGTTCTTCAAATTTTTCTGATTTAGGTGTATACACCCTACACATAAGACCAAAACAAATAAGATTATCAATTACAGATTGTGGAATTTTAGCGTCATTACCTTCGGTTAGAGGTTTGATAATTGATTTATCAAATGTACCTGAATCAGATAGGGGTAAATTTACTTCACAAGGACTAATTGGTTACAGAATAGAATATCTAAATAACGATTCAAGTAAAATTCCAAATTTTTATAGGATAGTAACATCTTCATTTTATTGTACACCAGTGGTATCCAACTTGACCAGTACAACACAAAAAGCAATCAGATACCAATACAGTAATACGACTACAAATTTGATGTTTTTGACCGTTACACCATCGTCCGCACCATCTAGTAGACCGAACGTAGTACCATTTATCGGGGAACCAGGACAAGATATTATTATGACAAACACATTTTTTAATCCCACCACAGTGGAAATCGAAATGGTAGAACATGACGCATCTACACTGGCTCACGCATTGTACGGTAATCAAACTAAAGCGGTTTCTTCTGGTATATACACCATATACGATAACAATAACGATATCTACAAACAGTACAACCTATATGAAGTTAAGGACGAATTTAATGAGACCTTATATGAAGTTAGGGAGGAAAAAACAGATATTGACGAGACATTAAACTTCGATGATATTACTCAATAATGGCAAGAAGAAAGGTTCCAAGTCAAGCGGCAACGGGTGCAGAAACATTTAGTGATAGTATAGTCGGTAGACAAATTACCGATGGTACTAGCCAATTGACTAATACGAACTTCGCCATTGATAGAACAATTCCTGACAGAGATGTAAAAACCTTTAGATCTGGTCAGTTTTCAGATTTTTTAACTTTGGATGATATTAAGGATGAAAAATATAAATCCGAAGAAGAGATATCAGAATCAAAAAAGAAAGAGGTAAAATTTAGAGGTTCAAAAGACGATGCTAATAAATCTTTATTTGGTTCGTTAAAAAACAGAGTTGGTGTATCTGTAACCAACATCATTCAAAAATATCCGGCAGCCGTTTTAATTGATAAAAATAGTTCAGTAAGAAATTCTAACTATACTATCGAAAATATATCATATGATGTCAGTTTAAATACGACACAACTTGAAGTTGACTATGGTAGACTGTACAACCCAATGGATGTTGTTTTTGTAAAACCAAATAGTCAGGTCGAACCAAACACCACAAATAAGTTAAGAAATTTTTACTCATCATTTACGAAATATGTTATTGAGATAAGTGGAGTAACATATGATATTGTATCATATACAGAACCCAACACTAATAATGTAATTTTTTTAAAAGTAAAAGGAAAACCATTTGATTCATCTGTTATAAACTATGGTGAAAATATTTTAATCAGACCAAATGATGGTTTAGTTGAAGAATTTTTTTCCAATATAGATGAACTAGAGGAGAGTTTATTAAACAGAGAAACAAGTCCAAAATATACCGCGACTTTTACAATACCAAGAGATAGTATCAATAAATCTGAGACAGTTTTATCTGAAGTAGAAATTACATGGCCACTTTCAAAAGACAATTGGAACATACAAATAGTTGGTCTTGAGTTCGACATTTATATAAGAAACCTATCTGAAATCGCTGAACAAGTTGATGATTACAAATCTAATTTATTTGTTAGATTTATGACATCACCACAACTTTTTGAATTCGATACGGAAGACAAAAAGGCGGAATCAATATTTCAATTATATGGACACAGTTTTGACAGAGTAAAAAAATACATTGAGAACATTGCGTACATGAGAAATGTAAGTTATGATGGTATTAATAACTTACCAGACATACTATTAAAGAACCTCTCAAATACACTTGGTTTATCAACAGTTAATTTATTCGATGAGAAAAAACTTGAAGAATTATTATACACAAGACAAGACACACAATATTCAGGATTAGCGGTTGGTAAAACAATCGTTGATGCTGAATATGAATTTTATAGAAGATTATTAGTCAATTTATCTCATATATATAAATCTAAGGGTACACGTTCATCTATTGAATTTTTCTTAAGATTTTTAGGTGCACCCGAACCAATGATTAAAATAAACGAGTTCGTTTATCAAATTACATCATTTCCAAAATCATTTGACTTAGATGGGGATATATATGATGTTGTTTCGGGTACTAAAACAACTAATGTTGCGACATTTGTTCAAAGTGGATTTACATATCAAGTTGAAACCATAACAGGGTCAACCACATTTACATTGGATTCCTATCCCGTTGAGGAAGGTACTAAATTCCCTAAAACGGCATACGATGAATCATCAAATATTTTCTTTCAAAAAGGTGCGGGTTGGTATGATATAACATTAGATCATAGGTCTATTGATGTACTTGATACTGAAAACTCAGTTCTTACGGGAAGAACAAAAACAATAAAAACAAAAAATAAATCTTTTAGTTACGGAGAAGATTATTTTGATGTTTTTAGAAGTCTACCTGGTTTAGATACTGGTTATGATATTGTTAGTAAAGTAGATAATAGACAAAGACAAGTTGCTGACAGTTATGGTTCATTTACCTTCAATAGAAAAAATATAGAAGTTTATCTATCGTCCGCAAATGCAATTAACTATGACATATGGAGAAAATCAAGAGAATTAGAAATATCATTTGGTAGTCAAACATTAGAACCGCAAACAGGGGTAACTTTTGCTGAGTATGTGGATAGGATGATGAGTACTCAGATAACTAATTCACATACAATAAAATACAAAAAGAATTATATAAAACTTGAAGATATTTTTCAAGATTATGTTTCATCTACAGGATTTACATCATACAATTATCCTGATGTGAATGAATTTATTTCCAAAATGGGTCCATATTGGACAAAAGTTTTGGATCAGATTATTCCCGCCACAACACTGTGGACTGGTGGTAATTTAATTGAGAATAATATATTTGGTAGACCAAAATACAAATACACCAAACCGTGTCAACCAGTAGAAATTATTGAGGATTTATATCCTGATTTTGAACAATTGATAAGTGAAATACAATCAGATGTTAGTGATTCGGGATTTGGTGATATTGGAACCACAGATACAAACAAAAATGGTTCTGTTAGATTTTTCCCCGCTTTTGAAATTGATGGTGTAACATATTCGGGGGTCACCTCCAATCCTCTACATTATGCATTATTAAGTGGATGTACAACACTTTCAGGTACGAGTGCACAATTATATAACACATGTCCACCCGATACATCTGATTTCACATTAGATCCTGATATTGTTGAATTACAATCTTTATGGTTAACAGCAACTGAAAATGTTATTGATTATGTAAATGAAAATTCACCGTTTGAAATTCCTAGCAGTATCACCAATTCAACTGGTGGTACAACTGGTTACACAACAATTAATATATTTTCTTATGAAATTTTTACAGATGAATCAGGTGTTAAGAAAATAAGATTTAAATCAAATAAGTACGGTTATAATGATTGTACTGTCGGCGATTTAATTTTTAAAGTTATATCGATAGAATATAACGAACCTTTAGATTGTCAATTTAGTGGAGGTACCGCAACACAGGTTGCGAATTACTGTGTGTTTAGTGGTGGAACATCGACACTATTGGTTAATTACTGTGTGTTTAGCGGTGGAACCGTATCTCAAACAAGTGAAACGCCTACACCCACACCTACGTTAACTATTACACCCACCTTAACTAAAACACCAACACCAACTCCAACCATAACACAAACGATTACCCCTACATTAACAGTAACTCCTGATTGTTCATTTGGACCAGGTTCTGCCGTACAAATAACACCAACCCCAACCCCAACGTTAACAATTACACCAACGTTAACTCCAACCTTTACTATTACACCAACACAAACTGTTACTCCAACGTTAACTGTTACTCCAACTTCAACACCATCATGTGATTTTGAAATTACAACTGATTATGTCGCACCAACACCTACACCAACTGTAACACCAACTCTTACTATTACACCAACTCAAACTATTACACCAACCATAACACCAACTCAGACTATAACTCCAACCTTTACTCTCACACCAACAATAACGATTACATCGACACCGAATTGTGACTTTGAAATTACAACAGATTATGTTCAACCAACTGCCACACCTACTGTAACACCAACGTTAACAATTACACCGACATTTACCATTACACCAACTATCACTCCAACATTTACTATTACACCAACTCTTACACCAGCTTGTGATTTTGAAATCACAACAGATTATGTTGCTCCGACTCCTACACCAACGTTGACAATTACACCAACTATTACACCAACATTCACAATTACACCGACTATAACACCAACCTTCACAATTACACCTACTCTTACACCAGCTTGTGACTTTGAAGTTACAACTGATTATGTTGCACCAACTCCAACACCAACTGTAACACCTACTTTAACGATTACACCAACAATAACGGTGTCACCTACCATTACACCAACCTTTACTATTACACCGACTATAACACCAACCTTTACTATTACACCAACATTAACACCAGCTTGTGACTTTGAGGTAACTACTGATTATGTTGCACCAACTCCAACACCTACTCTTACACCTACTTTAACCCCAACTTTAACTATTACACCAACATTGACTGTTACACCAACACAAACAGTAACACCTACCTGTGACCCATATACAATTCAATATTTACAAACTGAACTTCAGTCATGTAATAACTTTAAATTGACATTGTACGAAAATTCAAATAGAACAGGAAACGCAAACGCGATTTGTGATTATGTTATTTATGGCACCGCATATGGTGATATGGGTACGGTATTTAACGGTACTGAAACTATTGCAGATAATGATCATGTTCACCAATTCAGTTTACATTCCGTATTGGTAGAGGGTGAGTGTGTTACAGGATTCACAATAAATTCTATTGTTCCACAATGTCCTTGTGTTGAGGTTGTTATATTGGATGTAACACCAACTCCTACACCTACACAAACTATTACTCCAACATTTACGATTACACCTACATTCACTATTACACCGACTATAACACCAACCTTTACTATTACACCAACATTAACACCAGCTTGTGACTTTGAGGTAACTACTGATTATGTTGCCCCAACACCTACACCAACTGTAACTCCGACGTTGACAATTACACCAACGTTTACTATAACTCCGACAATTACACCAACCTTTACCATAACCCCAACGTTAACACCAGCTTGTGATTTTGAGGTAACAACAGACTATGTTCAACCAACCCCAACTCCAACGTTAACTATTACACCAACGTTAACACCAACGTTAACTATTACACCGACATTAACTATTACACCAACAATTGATTGTTCTTTTGAAGCTTCGTTTAGTGAATACAACCCATCAACCCCAACCCCAACCCCAACCCCAACCGAAGCGGCGGGTGATCCCGCACCGTGTAGTGCGGGTATGGACGTTG